AGGAGCTACATATACTGCACCAGTCGACTTAGGTTTACCAAACGAAACGTTGTCAGCATCGTTCATGGTTAATTCCTTTGTATAGAATTGTTGGCACAACTACCTTTCGGCGCTCTGCTTATAAAATGATTATAACACATCTACATTGGCACGCTATTGCGAAGTAAAAGCGTCAAGCCTGCTGCAACGATGGCTATTACTATGTATTTAACTATGTCCCCGACTAATTTAGTAGTGGGCGTTTGAGTAGCCTTAAAGACCTCAAACTCTGTTCTAGTAACATACGATTTGTCGTTGCCAATCTTATATTCGCGTACTTCAGATATAAGACCATCAACTTTGGCTTCGAGTCTGATAAATGCTGGATTGTCCTGCACCATGTTTTGCCTCTCTTCACTTGTCGTCATAACTATATACCTTATCTACTATTTATTTTAATAATTATGATGAATATATATCCCCATACAAATCTTGAGAAGTACTTAAACTGCTCAAGCTCTGCTTGCCATAAAGACCAAGAGCCGACAACTCCGTCTTTTTAAACCACAAGTCACCACTAGGATTAGTATACTTGTAGTTTTCAGAATAAGGACCGGCAGTCTGTGAATAGGTCTCTACAGGAGGCACATCTGTCGGAGTAAGCATTGCACGCTTTACGGCTTCCATTACTACCCAGCGTGCGGTAACAGCATAAGACTCGCGTTCTGCTACTTGAGCATCAACATCGACATCAACCATGTGGCCAATTTCGCGCAACCGGGCGCTGGCGAGTTCTAATAGAACGTTGGCACGACCCTCTTCGCCGTCCGGGATGTCTTTCCAGAAAGCTTCTAATTGAGCCAGAGTAGCAAAGTCAGCCATTACTGTGTCCCTCCGTTTTGCATAAAGCTATTGGTAGTGGAGGCCACTCGTTTGGCCATAAGCTCCTCTGCCTCGCGCACGCCAATGCCCAGTAAGCGGTAACCGGCCATAGAACCCTGTAATTCTGGCATTGTCTGAAATAGCTTAAACAAGGCATCGCCTGCAGCACCAATATCAACCTGAAATATAGGCTTCCACGATGGTACAAGGTCTTTTAGTGGATCAGGCACAACGTTTACTTTATCAATAGCCATTCTTAATGTAATAGCGATCTGTTTTAGTTGCTCGCCCATTTCGTTTTGGCTATTAGTTGCCTCTAGTAGTAGGTCGTCTGACATTGCTGCAAGGCTGTCGGCGCTGGTTGGGTTGCCGGTTTCATAACCTAAGTTGCGAAGTGTAAGTGCTGTTTCTGCACAAAAGTCGCGAGCCTTGTCTTTTTTAGCGCCAATGAAGCCCTCGATGCTCATCTGCTGTAGCTGGCCAATGTCTGGCTTCTCGCCGTCCTCGTCTTTAGTAATGGCCCAGACCTTACCAATTGCCGAGTCTAATGCATCATCTTTTTTAGCGCCCTCTGCCAAGCCGTTAATATAACGCTGTGGTAGTGCATAGAACTCCTCTGCTATTTCTTCTCGGCGTTTGAGCCGTCCGACTTCCTGAATAATGCGCCGGGCAGTATTTGTAAGGCGTGATTTACCAAGTGGACGATCAGCGCTAGAGCGATGTGTAATTGGATGCAGTAAAGTGCGCCCGGTTGGGTTTGGTATAACTTCAGATATTGTGCGACCTATGAATATCGCGGTAAAGGTGGGTGTAAATACGATGTAATCGCAAGGTGCAAAGAGTACTCCGCGTGTTTTCTTGGCAGGAGGCGACCATTTGGTTACTGCAAGGCCGTATTTAAGCAAGCCGGTCTTTTGGTCTACTTCGCCGGTTGCTTCTTGTGCAGTAAATGGTATAAGAACCTTGCGACCATCCTCATCATCGCTTACTGCAATAAATGCACAGCCAGCTATAAATGCATCGTGCTTTGTTTTGCCAATAACGCTCCACGCGCCAATATCAGTCAAGTAATCGTTAATGCCAAACGTATCTTTTGCAAAACCGTCAAATACAACGCGGTCAGATAAGGTATTTACAGCGCGAGAGGCCCAGCCAATACCCGGACGGTGGTTTACTAGAGAACGAGGTGTGGCTATACCGAAGTCGCGGACATCATTGTCAGCATCATAATATTCATATTTAGTTTGGACTTTAACCGATTTAGAACCCAGACATAGCAGTAACTTTTCTGCTACTTGCTGTGATATTTGGATTAGTGGGTTATCTTCCGGCTGCATTTGATGTTGCTTATCCTTTTAATGCCGGTTTTGCCGCTCCGTAAGCGTAATTGTTATTCGTTAATTATTATATCAGATATTGATATTTTAACATAAGTACATAACTAGTGTACCACTAGCTCTGATATACGAACAAAAGCGCCGGGCTTGCGTTGCCGGTACTCTGCCTGAACCGCCAAGCGTGGTACATCCTGCCACTTGTCATCGCGGAGTATTACGGCCTCTACCAACATGTCTAATATGCTAGTAAGGCGGTTGTCTAGATCAGCACGCGTATTAGTACCGAAGTAAATTATTACCTCTATACCAACCGGGTTAAAAAAGCGCTCACGTGTCTGCAGGCGCACCTGCTTTATAGCGCTAGCCTCCCATTCAACATAGCGTTTACTTGGGAATGAAACACCATCGCCTCTATTTATGCGCGAGTTCTTTTTACTCGGCACATTACCGTCTAGGATTAGCTCAACGGTCTTTTGGTTTGACATAATTATTCAACTGGCCGTTTCTAGAGCGATAGCCCTCAGTTACAATAGAACAATCGCAACCTCTGTGGCGCTTAAATACCTCTGAGTCGGGTTTAGTATACGTCCCGGCCAATGACTCGCACCACGAACAGGTCTCGCCGTTCATTTTACGCGTAACAGTTGGGTACTTGCCACTCTGCTTGGCGTTCTGTACTGCATCGTGCTGGGCTTTTGATGCCATAGTGTCTAGATAGTTACGAACGTAGTCATCAACGCCCAGAGCGCCGGTAGATACGCTTGCAGCAGCCACTTTTGCCAGTCCGTAATAGCGATCATCAATACCCGGACCGCGTGTATGCTCTATCTCGAAGTCAAAGGCGTTCATATCATAAACTTTAGTATAAACTGCAGTGCCAACCTCCCGGAATAATATCTCTTGGTTTAGCTGGCGTATTTCTGGGTCAATTTCTGGGTTATTTATAAGCGCCAGTGCTGCGAGTACCTTTTTTGTGATCGTGTCGTTAAGTTTTGCGTAATCCATTAGAAGCCCCAGTCATCTATTGTGCTTTTAATATCATCCAGCGCCGATATGGTTCGCTCCACGCGCTTGCTGGAGTACACACGTCCGCGTGCAGGCTCTTTGGTGGCAATAAGTACATCTATGAAGCGTGAAGCCTGTGCATCGTCCAGTGCGTGGGTAATTTCGGCTATACTTTGAGCGCTGGCTACCGTCTCGGACGTATCCTTTACGATTTCGCTAGCAACAAGCAGTTCTTTGACCTCTTTAAACTCTTTGGTCTTAATAACTGCTAGATCAGCAATGTATTTACTCTGCGCTTCCGATGCCATCTGGGATTACCTCTTGTTCTGTTTCATTTTCTGATACATCTACTGTAGCACCCTCTAATTGTATACGCATAACTTCAACTCCGGCTTCGTTTTTGGTAAACTCCACACGCGACCAGTCCTCACTCAGCTTTTTAGCACCGCCTCTAGTAACGATTTTTACATCGCCAGTAAATCTATTAACGTAAGGTATTTTTTTAGTTGCCATATTAAGTATATTTTACCACAAAACAAAAGCGCCCGGATATACCGAGCGCGATTGTGTAGTCGGGTTAAGACTAAGAGCTAGCGCCAGCTTCGCTAATGATGCTGAATGCTGAACCGTCAAAGATTGTAAATCCAAACACAGCTTCTGCGCGGATTGCAATTTCGTTAGTTCGCTTCAAGTCACCAAGACCATCTGGGTCACCGAACTCGATAGTCTCAAGAGGGACTTCACGAGCAACACCCCATTTAAAGGCGTTCCAGTCGCCCAAGATTGCCTGAATACTGACTTCTGCAGTTTCAAGTTCCTGACGGCCACTAACAGTGTCGCTAGATGCTGCCTGCAAGCCCTGAAAGTTCTCGAAACCAAAGCCCAAGCCCAGTTCTGGGTATAGAGGACGGTTTTCGTTGTCTTTCTTGCGTGCTAACTGACCAGCATATACAGGGTCAAGCGCGATACCAGTAGCGATGTAACCAGCTTCCTGCAAGTCTTGTGCTGCAGTTTCCAAGTCGGTCTGAACGTTACCAGTTGCAACAACACGACTTACACCGTTACCGGCTTTGTCGAAGTAATCTGCAACGCTAGCTGAAATCTCACCAGTCTTAGGGTTGATACCATGAATAGCAACAAGGTCAAGCGCACGACTAAGTGCGATTGCAACGTTTGCTACTAAGCCATCAACAACACCAGCTTGGTAATCTTCATCAGCCCACATAAGTTCATTGCTGAAACGATATGTGATTTGAACTTTATATGTTTTGACGGTTTTCTTACCGGGAGTACCATCATTAGAACTCTTGTTTGCACCTTCGCCGACTAGCTCTGCCTTTGGAGTGCTAGTAAACGTGAAGTGGTCGGTAGAACCAACTTTAATATCGGGTGCGCTTGGTGCAAGCCGTGAAAGAACACCACCACGAATGTTCTTACTCCATGCCTCGCCAGTATGATTAGCAAGGTCAAGAGCCGTAGTTAAAAGCGGATTAGCCATAACTTTAATCTCTCTTTCTAAAATAAATTATTAAAACGGTTTAGTCGTCAGACTTCTTGCCAAATAATTTACCTGCGATTGCCTTCGAGTCGGTTTGAGTTTCATCAGGCTTTTTCTGCTTGTTGATATTCACTGTGCCACCTGTAACTCCTTTGGACAGCTTTTCAGCTCTCTGTCGTAGTTCTTCGGCGGTCTCGCCAGTTACAAACTCTGCAAGGTCATCGGATAGCTTAAATTCGTGAACAACCTTGACCTTTTCGGTTTCCAGTTGTGCTTTGCCAAGCTGTTTTTCCAGTTCTGATTTCTCAGTACCAACAGTCTTGAGCTTGTTCTCGAACTCTTGTGTGATCGTGTCAACCTTGCCAGCCTTTTCCTTGAGCGTATCATAGTCAGCAAATTTGCTGCGTTCTCGTTCAAGTCGCTTTTCAACAACACTGTCCACGTCCACCTGTGTAAGTAAGTTTTCGCTTACCTCTACATAGTTGTCGCCATCTTTTGTAAAATATTTAGCCATTTCCGCTTTTTCCTTTCCGGTGCGTAACCGTTTTTTCTGACTAACTTTAATATATCATATCGTAATTAAATACAACAGCCTTAATGCTAACGCCTGTAATATATGTCACAGTAAATTTGGTAACGGCTGTATTGGCCAACTATATCATCGAGGTTTACAACAGAGTTAACTACTGCACGCGTGATATTTTCGTTATAGGCCAGAAGCGCCGGGATAAGGTCTGCGATTTCGTTTGCCTTTTCGCTAGCGGTGGCCCGGCTATTTTTATGATATACCTCGATTAGTATTTCGGCCCTGTCAAGGACCATTGCCTCGCGAGGACCACCGGTGCGATCTACTAATATAAACTTCTCTGGTAGTTCCTTTGGCTTATCGCCACTCACAGCCCAATCAGTAATCGAGTCAAGCCATGATATAACTACTGTTTCAACATTAGCCATTTATACACTCCGCTCTAAAGTACCTGTTCCATCTGGTTGGCGTGTTCTCGTCCATAAATACAACGCTGTCGCTGTCTAAGCTAAAGACCTTACCGTTCCAAGTAACCTCTGAGTTGCTGACATCGCCAGTGTAGAGTTTAGGCAGGTGGATGCGTACTTGGTCTTTGCTTTGCTCCATTGCCTGTTGCTCTCGTGCGGTGGCAGGTTCAGTAATAGGAGCAATCAAACAGTCCTCGACTTCAATATCGGTGGTTGTATATACCGGGTTGTTCAGAGCATCCGTACTGGACTGAACTTTCTTGACGAACGTGAGTGTATAAATGGCTAATGTT